AAACGGGAGCGGGGCCATCGGGACCATCGGGGCCATCGGGGCCATCGGGACCATCGGGGCCATCGGGACCATCGGGGCCATCGAGGCCATCGGGACCATCGGGACCATCGAGGCCATCGGGGCCATCTGAGCCGCGCCGGCCAAAAGTACACAATAGTACAAACAGAAAGAGACGATTATGCAAATACAAATAAAACAATCCATGCTATAATATAGATAGTGAAAGAGACAGAGACACAACGAACGGAGGAAAGAAAAATGTTTGTAGTTTATTTTGACGGGCAATTAACATGTGGCTCTTACATCCAGAACGCACGCCTTATCTTTGACAAAGAGCCTACGATGGTATGCCTTGTAAACAGACTGCGGGACGAGGGTTACACAATGTTCCGTCTCCCACACATGCCAAAACTAGTAAAGATTTAAGCAACAGGCTGTCCTATCGGCCACATTTGAATAAAGGAAGCCCCTCCGTTTGGAGGGGCTTTATCTTTACCATTGATTTGTTGAAATCATAAAACGAACGTTAATTCGTTTATTATTTACACTGTCTGGTGTTGGGAAGATGTCAGCGAGATAAACTCGAATAGACTTGTCAGGGCGAATAATCATAGATTGGGCGGCGATTATAGCCGTTGATTTAACTGTGTCAAGCCCTGTAAATACACACCCTGCGGCAACCACTTTATTTTCGCCGGGGTTAGGCATTCCAGCGATATTCAGCGTGCCGATAGATATATAGCCATCACTGGGAATAGCACTAGAGATATTTTGAATAAACACTCCGGAGCCGTACACATTCAGAAGTTTAGTACCCGCTTGATATTCACAAATAAAGCTGGTTGACTGGAAAATATTGGCAGTCGGATTAGAAATAGTCCCACGAACCCAATTCAAAGAAGTAAGCAGATTCTGCACCGCCGTATTAGCCTGTGCCGCGCTGGCGGTCGCGGCATTCGCCGCCTGTGACGCGGCTTCTGCCGTTGTTTTTGCTCCAGACGCATTGTTATTCGCGGCGTTAATATCGGAATCGGCGGTTGTCGCCCAAGTGTCAATTTTTTCCATGTCCACGTTGTAATCGGTCAGCCAGTCGGGTTTGTCAGTGCCGACGAATTGGGAAAGGTCAAGAGTAGTTGTTTTGTTTGTGCTAGCCATAATAATTTTTCTCCTTTTATTTAAGTTTTAGAGTTCCAAGCGTAATTGTACGCCGTCCAGTTTTTACCCGTGTAAGCATCCGCGGTCAAATCAAGCGCTTTATATTCGTTTGCGGTTAGCCCGCTTGTTCTTAACTGCTGGGTTAACTCGTTCATAGCTTGTTGCGTAGAAGTAAAAACACCTGTAATTGCAGAATATACGCCGTAAATAAGTTTGTGCCAGATGAAACGCGCGGCGGTTGCATAGTTAAAAGCTGTAACGTTATAAGCCTTATATTTTGTAGCGGTCAGCCCCAACTTTGCATATTCATATGCAGTAATTCCCGTCTGCCGCACTCCTGCATACATATCATTTAAAGTATTCTTTAAACTGTCCATTTTATTGTACACAGGGTTGTTGATAATCGTTTCGTCTCCAAGTCGGTTTACAACTTCTTCCAATTTCTGGTTGACAATTGTAATCAGATAATTATAGAAAATTTCATTATTTTTATTAACCGTATCAATTATTCCAACGATTTTTTCATTAACTTCCTGCGTAAATTGTGCATACTGATTTTCCAGATTGTCGATTTTTCCATCTACTGAACTTTCAAAATCTTCAATATCTTTAATAATCGAATTTAGTTGTTCAGTCACATAATCTTTAACCCATTCTTCGGTTACAGGTGTGTACGTGTTTAAAGTGGCTATCACTTCGTTAATTGCCCCCTGCAATTTACACAGCGCGTCATAATAGGATAGCGCATCAGCATAAGCAGACGGCAAAGCGGGGGTACAGCATCGAACTACATTTAGAAAATCCATCTTCTCACCTCCTTTAATAAAGTTTCATAAAGCAGTTTTGTATTTCCGGGTTGTTTATAATCTCCATGTCAATATTCAAGAATGTTTCCCGGTAGTCTTTTAGGAGTTCGCTTAAATTATGGTACATATTTCCGCGCACTTTCTTTTCGAAGTTTCGGTCACGCTTCTGTAAATTGTTTGCTGTGGAAGATGCGGAAGAATCGTTTAAAGTTGCGGACGTTAAATATTTTTCATCTGCAATAGCGCCATTATCAAGCAACCCTTGAGGGGTGTCGCTGTAAAGACTTTTTCCGTCTGCCGTGTCTGTGCGTGTACCGTCACTTTCAACGTTTTCCCATTCCATGTTTGTTTCGGTATAATTGTAAGCATTTAGCGGGTCAAAATCAATCTGTGCGCTTTTGTAAAATTGGTTGTAGTATGGCATTATTTCGCCCATTGTACGGTTAAGATAAAGTTTAAAAAGACCTGCCGTTTCCGCTCCTATTTCCCTCATCCAGTAATGCATTATAATTTTATTGTTAAGTGTTTCACGGTAACTTTCATCAAAAATAGGATAGTCTTTTAGCCCTATGTCATAACCATTTTGAATAAGCTGTCTTAATTCAACGGTGTAACTACTCATTTTCAACATCACCGCCCATTTCCGGCACAATTGGAATTTCAGAATTAAATTCTACTGTCATATTAGTGCCAAACATTTCATTTATTTTTTCGCACGCCTGTTTTCGTTCATACAGGTAAGATTCACGTATCATTTCGAGCGAACCAAACGGCGCGGCGGCTTCATTTGCAACAAGCCTTTCCCGCTTATCTGTGAAAGCTGAAACAACACCAAGACTTGTAAGTGCTTCATTATAAATTTCTGTTTTTACACTCAACAAATCGCGGGCGATAAACGGAATGTCCAAGTTAATCGGCTTTATGCTGTCAAGATTCAAGGATTTGTCACCGTAAATAAACGGTTGACCGCCGTCCAATTTCATAATTAGGTTTTTAAGCGACAATCTTTCTTTTTCGTTGCACGCAATGAAAGCCGAAAACTTTTGCAGATTTGCATTTGTTTCTGCGTTGCGCTGAACTTCATAGAGCTTTCGAGCATACTCATTTATAATATAAGCGTCTCCTGTTCTTGTCATGTTATTAAAAATTAGCACGCTATTTGTTTCATTCAACATTCTAAAAGGCATGCCGTTTGCGGCAATTGCGCTTCGTTCAGACGGTACTCCGTACCAGTTGAGCGGGCCGGTGTATGCAACACCAAGTCCGAAAAACTGGTCTAAACTATCTTCATAAAAAACAAGTGCCGAACCCTGTGTAATGAGCATTAGTTCAAGATAACGAATGTCAATCCCTTTTGGCACATTTTCCCATTTAAACCGGGCCAGTGCAATATTTAGCAATCGAATTGTATATTCGTTGTATGTCACATTGTTAAGTGCTAGAGAATCAAAAAACTGAAAGTCTCTTCCGCCTATTCCCTTTCTTGCCATTATTGCACCTCCTTAAACAATAGAATTATCAAGAGCATAATTCTTAATATCGTTCGTATGCCAAAAAGTAACACCCGTTTCAAATGCCTGTTTAATTCGATTGTGTGCTACAACAGGAATACTATCTATTAAATTGGCTTCTGTGCATTTAACGAAATTCCATGAACGGCGGCCATACAAGTTAGGTACTTTTGTTTGTAGGGTTTTGTAACCGTACATGGTAAAATAATCGTCAATGCGTTTTGCATATTCGTACCGCACGCATTTAGGGAACATGTAAAAATACCATTGCCCATTTGCAAAGAAAGAATTTGAAGAAGCTGTATTGCCCCTCGCACTATCGGGGATTATCTTATGTTCTTCGATTGTTACAAGCGTATTAGCAATTTTAGTCGCCGCACCTACAACACTTTCAACTGCCCCGGAAAAATCCCCGGTAAAAACTCCAACACCCGCCCCAACAGAACCGCCAACAATTGTTGTTAAAGCGTTTAAGTTCATCCCCATTTGGTTTTGAGCATACCAGTTTTTAAAAGTATCGTTCACCCATGAACAAACAGGGAAAGCGGGCATTGTTAATGATTCATCAAGTGATATGTTAAGACCTTTATAATTCAACGGTGTGCATACGATAGGAGCAGAACCGCCAAGGGAACTAAACAATACGAAAGGCCCGTTCGTTCCTTGTGCTTCAAAGTCAAAAAATTCGTAACGGTATTCTTTGCCGCTTGCTCCAGAACCGTACAATTCCAAGGCTCTATATGGGTATGTGTATAATTTATTATTTTTTGGTGTGTAGCCATCAAGCGGAGCAAAAATGTTTAGCAATTTATTCCCGTAAATTCTTTCTGAGCCCATGCCAGACACCCAACCATAGGATGGCGAAGCGGGAAAAATATTCAAAAGTTCAAGCGGGTACATGAACATTGACACGATAGCGTCGCCTTTACCACTTTTCGCATATTCATCTACCATTGAAATAGCCATGTCAACTCTATCTTTTTTCGCGTAGTAATAAGATAAACCTGTAAAAGTGTTGTCCAGTAAACTTGAAGTAGGTGTGCCGTCCAACCGTTCCGATACAGCTATGATTATACCCGGTGTAAAATCATAAACAGTACCATAACCGCTTGTAATATTTTGGTTGTAAACATATTCTCCTGTTTCCAGATTTTCGGGTACAAGATTATTTCCGAATGTGTCATCGTTTGTATGTTCGCGTTCAACGAAAGAAATTTTCAACGTGTTATCTGCAAACCATGTTTGAAAAACATCCTGTTCAAAATACACGTCACTTTTGTTTTCATTCTGAAAACGAATGTCTGTGATAAAGTTGAAATACCACCGATTGTTATTTCGGTAATACATGTAATTGCAGTTTGCAATTGTTTCATAATTTGCTGGAAACGAAACAAATTTATCGTCTCGCTGATAAGTTGCACCGTCAAGCGTTGCAACAATTTTTGTGGAAAGAAAAGAAAGACGTTCTTCCATATTCTGGAACAATCTAACATGCGCATAGTCATTCCCCCATGGTATGCCTGCACATAGATAAATTGTTGTGTTGGGATTTATTGCCATTTTCTTCTCCTTTATATTTGCCGGGCGGTATTACCCGCCCGGCTATAAACTTTAAGCGTTCACAGTAATAGTAGCTGTTCCATTCTTTTCTGTGTCATAAATAGAGGTTGCAGTTACCGTTACAGGCCCAGCTTCTGTGCTCCCGATGGTGAGTACGCCGTCCCGTGTAATTGTGGTCGCACTGTCAGAATTTCCGGAGATATCCCACGTCACACCCTGCGGATAAAGCCCAGTCCCTTCTACGGTAGCGTTCATCTGAACGGTAGAACCCTTATTTACAGTAGTGGCACTGGGCGAAACGGTAACTCCTGTAATTGCTGGAGCAGTGGTAACAAACGCAACCGCATTCGCAAACGGGCACACGGCCATGATTCTCCAGTAATGTGCCCAATACTGCCAGTACAGGCCCTGCCCGTTCATATCGCGGGTGAACTTCTGCAAAGCATCCCATACCGCATAGAAATCTTCATCAATCAAAATCGCGTGCGTATCCTGAATGGGAATTTCATCCACAACAATAACACGATACTGAACCTTCGCGGGTTCAAGATTGAACAGGGTGCTGTACCCAAGCACGGCCAGATAAGCATCGGTGTCCGCGTCGATAATAAGAACCTGCTTTTCTTTCGGAGTTGCGGTAAGAACACCAAGGCTATTATAATCCGAGCGCATAAAAGCCATCTTGTTAGAAACAGCTTTCATTTTCGCAAGCGCCATGTGCGCGGAGGTATTATCCGTTACTTCATCAATTACTTCAACAGCGAACTTGCCAGCCGTGCCATACTGCGCAAGCAGATTTTTCATCGTGGTAAATTCATCCAGTTCCGCACCCGTGTACATAGCATTAAATACAGAACTGATAAAATCACTAAGGCCCTGCCACGACATAAACGCTTGGCGCAACATATCATCGGAAATAGTCTGCTTATAAAATACCTGATAGTTAAGTTTTGCGAAAGCGGTGTTGACATCGGGAATCTCCCGTTTCATCCACTCTTCTTCGGCCTGCGCCGGGTCAAACTGGTGTGCCTTGGCTAGGTTGGTATAAACCAGCTCCACCGTATCGCCGTATTCCAAAATACCCTTTTTAAGCACGCGCATGGGGTTAGTAAACAGTCGATACGTAATCCACACCCTACCGATAAGATTTACAAGCGTATCTACAAAAGCGTTCTGCGTGGGCTGATAATCCAGCACCGCCGTACCAAATTCCCGGATATTATCTTGCGTTACCTGTGGGAGCCTATTTTCAAAGCTGGGATTTTCCGCAACCATCTGCGCACGCAAAGCGGTTAGAATCTGTGGTGCATTATTGGTTACATTTGTCAAAACTTTTGCACTTTTCATTTTTCAATTACCTCCTCATTAAAAATAGATTTAATCTTTTCCGTTTCGTCTTTGATGTCGTCGAAATCATCATCTTTCAAATCTTCGACATGCTTCTTAACAGCATCGCGACCCGTCAAAACGCGGGTAACATAATCGCGCTTAAAATCTTTAAACGCGTTGGAAATACCGTCCATTTTATCGGACATTTCCTTAAAGTAACGTTCCATTCCCTCTTGTTCATCTTCACTATCGTGCAATCTGCGCAAATCTTCGCGCATGTCGTCCGTCATGCCGTCCTCACTATTGTAAAGACGGTCAATAAATTCACGGGCTTCGCTAAGTTTCATTTTAATTTTCCCCCTTTAGCTTTAAATTTGTAATAGCTTCTTTAAGTTCGATATAGGCTTTTGTGTTATCTGAAAGAGCTTGCGTAAAATTTTCCTCGCTTTCCCTGTGGGCGTTCATCTGCTTAACGTTTAACCAGACAAGTACACCGCACATTACAATCGGGAAGCCGAGAGTGCTTACAATTTGGGCAACCGCATTATAGTCCATTTTATCACACCCTTTTGTTGGTAAATTCGTTTGCCAGAATTTGAAAATCTGCAACAGTTTTCTGCGAATATAAAATGTTACAGCATTTTCTTACCCCTAGAAATATCCCATACATAATTCCCACTTCTTTGGCACTTGCTTTTTGATAGTTGTAATAACTTTCAATATAAAGTGCTTTCAATTTTTCACACATTGGGAAGCTCGCTCAAATCTTTATTAAAGATTTTCAAGACGGCGACATCTGTAATATCTTGCCAGTAATTCCAACTTCCGAACTCTTGGACTTTATCAAGATTGTCAGCCATCACGCGGAACTTGCGCTTGTTTCCAAAATACACATAGTTTTCGGGGTCATTACTTGCGGGGCTGTTAATGGTATGACCATTTTCGGCAAAGACAACAATTAGAATATTTGCTGTATATTCTGCGGGCATAGGTGTCTCACCTCCTCCATATTCTACTTCATAGCGCCCAACGATATTTGGGAAGCCATCTTCGGGCGTTACCAGATTATTTGTAATTCCGCGCCCAACGTGCCATTCTTCATGGCAATGTGGGCCAGTTGTATTACCAGTCATTCCGAAGTTCCCGATAGGGGTTCCAGCTGAAACAGAATCTCCGACTTTTACAAGGCGTTCCGCGTGGTGTGCCGTCAGCACAGTACGGTCAAGAGCCGGATAGTAAATCGCAATGAAATTTCCCCACGACCAGTTTCCGCCCGTGCCGTATTCGCTCCGAATAACTTCACCATCACCAATCGCCCGCACCATCGTGTCACCCATTACCCCGGAAGCATCCCGCGTGTTCCAGTCTTTACCACGATGAGAACCTCCGAAAACCTGTGTGACATTTACAAGGGGGTTAGCTGTAATCCAAGTTGTGTAAGCCATTGTTTTTCTCCTTTTAAATAATTATTTTCAACATGCTTTTAATTTCATGCTGAATTTTTTCATTTTCGTAAGCAAGTGTACCCGTTTCCAGTGCTTCTTTTATTCTTCTGAAAAACGGGTGGCGTTCGTACTGCTTTACATACTGAATGGATTTATTTATGCTTTCTTTATCTGGTGTAAAAACCATTGTGTTATACGGGTCATAATCATATGAAATAATTGTCATACCTGTATCATAATCAAACCAGACACCGTATTTCTTGTCTTTCCATACAAGAGTAAAATAAAACCGTGTATTTTTTCCTTTTTTCATTATCTGTGCTTCATCATCCAAGTAGAATTTATTATCCACAGAATATTCTGCATATCCAAGAGCGCGAGACATTTGTCCGAACCTTGTATTTTCTTTTGCTCTTTTAAATTCCGCACTTGTCGGAACTACTTGTAAAAGTATGTTATCTCTTACAACTGCATTTTTATTTTTCGGAAGTGATAAATCCCATTGTATAAAATATGGGTTAGCCATTGAAATTGCGTTTCCAAGCATAAATAAAATTACATCGTCTCTCATTCGAGCTATCGTGTCATACAAATCGAATAAAAGAAAAGGTTCATTGCGCAAATAAGATGAATGCGGCTTGTCAATTATAAACTCCTCAAAAATCAGATTTGAAATGTCAGGAAAAGCACTCGATTTATAATCGCTTGCTTTCGTTAACGCAAAAGTGTACCCGGCCAACTCCTCATTTATGTACCATTGACCACCGTCATACTCTATTTTGGTGTCGGGAAAAACTTGATTTTTAATAATGTCGTTGAAATATTTGTCAGCGGTTTTTAATAGCTCATCTTTATACCTACGAATGTACCCGAATTGTTTACCCTTTTTCAGAAAGTCCCGTACCGCTTTGATTTTCCATTGGTAGGATTTACCAATTCCGCGTCCCCCAAGCACAATGTTGAAAAGTGCGTTATAAGATAACGTATTATTTATATCATAATACATATAATCACCTCAACAGGATTTACAGGCAGAAATAATATAGCTTGCAAGGCCCGATGTTACAGACGGTCGGTTTCACCCGTTGCACTCCGCTGTAAATAGTATTTACATTTCCTGTAAATCCTATTATAATCATACCTATAATTTACAAATTATGCCATGGATTTTTGTTGTTCAAATATGGATAATTGAATCATAAATCTTCTAGCTTCCATCCGTTCATTTTATTTAAAATGAAATTGTTGTACATATAAATTTAACTCCTTATATTAAACTCTTTATCAACTAAGACGATTCCACCATCAACATGAACTGGCATGAGTTTTCCGGTGTACGTTGCGCACGGATGAAAGTTTTCCCATGTAACCTGTTCTTTACCTTTATCCGGTAAGCCTGCGCAAGTGACATGTAAATTACCATCTATTTCTTCGATATATGTTTTCGGACGTAAAAACCTTGCCCTTGTAAAATGGCTTTCGTGCGCCCACGCTCCAAGTTTATAATCATCTATCTCGATGAACTTTTCAATATCTTCTACGGGTAAAGTTGTATGAATACTATCCGTATCACTGTAAATATACATGTCTTTACCGTATTTTTCTATGCTGTACTCTTTTATTTTTTGACTGGTTTCAATCGTGTATCTTCTCGCATATGCTGTAATAAACGCACCAACGGGAAGATACAAGGCTTCTCTTGTCTCCGGTGGTGAAGTCCTGTATTTAACTATTCCTTTATCAAGATACGGATGTTTTTTCGCGCATATTGGGTCAAGCGCAAATTTACCATATAATGAATTTAGCATGATTTTCGACCAATTTCGCATAGTGGGGTTATGCTCTTTACCCGCCTTTATTTTCTCCTGCATCCATTTATCTATATACTTTTTAAACAAATCTTTTGAAGCTCTGAATTTCCAGCCACGAATAAATTCTAAGTTGTAAACATTGTAATGTTTTAAAAACAACTCAAAATCTACATTTGTTAAACAAAGCGGAACGATATCCCCATTGCTTGAAGTTACATATTCTGTTTGAACAAAGCGGCTATTCCCTTTTAATTGAATTGTCGGCAAATATCCCTCTTTTAATTCAAACTCACATTTAAATAACTGAATATATAGCGGGCGTTCTGCATCTTCAACATATTCACCGTCATAAAATTTGGGTTCTCCCCACGGCAAATCACAGTAATACATGCGGGACGGATACAGGCTGTTTACGTCGAATACATTACCCTCACCTACATCTTTATCCGCGTATATCGGATTTAAGTAGGTAAACCCCCCTTTATAGGCTTTGCGGATATCCTTGTCGTAATTCGGTTCGGGAAACAACGTTCTAAACCTCTTTTTCCCGATGATACTTTTAAAATCTTCTAAGGCACAGCTTCCTTGTGTCAGTTTTTCAAACCCCATTTTAAAAATACGGTCAAGCGCAAGTGACATTATCTGAACATCATGTTTTAAATATTCGGTTTCTTCTTTCGTTAAAATGTGATTTGTTCCACGTGGAACATTATAATCAATTTCAAGTTTTTGGATATCCAAATGGAATGCTTTTGCTATTTCATCAACTGAATAATTTAGAAGTTTCATACTGTCCCGCAATTCTAAACTGTTCCCGTTTTCAAATCGTATCTTTATTTTATAAAACTGGCCCATATCGGATATAAGTGCATTGAATTGCTTATTGTACAATTTTTTACTTTCAACATATTCATAACCATGCTTTAATAGATAGCTGATACAAAATTCGCCATCAAATTTAAGGTTATGAAAATATAAAATTAAATTTCCACTTTCTTCGCATGTTTCAAAGAAACTTTCTATACTGTTTCCTATTACAATGTTGTCGATAACACCTATTTCGCATACAGCCCAAGCCCAAACCCTGCAATCATTTTTATCTGTTGTGGTTTCAAAATCTGCCGTAAACATTACAAGTTTAAAACCGTCAAAGCATTTTCAATTTTATTTATCATAGCATTTATGGCTTCTTCGCCATATGAATATTCAATTTCAAGATACGAACCATAGAAAGGGTCTTGACTTGCGAAATAAAAAGCTGTACCATTTATTTTGTTTATCCTATCAACTAACTTATCACCGGCCGCACCAAAATTGTTTTGAATCGCCTTTATATAATTTCTTTTATATTTTTCATCCATAAAAGTTAAGTAGCCACTACGTTCCCGATTCTGTGCAGTCTCCAATCTCTTTTTAACTTCCATCAATGTGCGCCCTGTGCCTTTTGTAATAGGTCTTAAACTTTCTTGTTCAATCGTGTAAAATGATCCCCTGCGCTGTGCTTCCAGAATTTCAAACCTTTTCGCGGTTTGCTTATTCGCTTTCGTGATGGCACGTTCGACTTGTTCGCGGACAAACAGCGGAACTTCCAAACTGCTCCCCGCTTTGTATCTTACCATCTTTTGTTTTTCGGGCTTTGCCAATTCCTGTAAACGATTCAATTCACGTGCTATTTCTGCATCTGTCCTACCGCGCATTACTTCCGTGCGGGTCAACGTATCGAGAATTTTAAACGCTTCATTTTTCGATTGCAATTGTAACAAGCGTCTATTGTATGCACGGATTTCTTTGTCGATGTCCCTAGTCCTTAAATTCCCAGCGGTGTATTTCAATTTTTAACACCCACTTTCTAAATAGTGCGCCCCGGATAACCGGGGCGCTATTTTTCTCTTACTCGAAATCCAAAACCATAATCTTTGCCCGGACACTTTCGCCAATCTTTGAACAAGTAATGAAACCGGACTTCACATTAATTCTATTCATACCCTCATCAAAATCAGTCAAATCAACATCTTTTCGGAAAAAGACTGAATAGAACATTCTGTCACCGTCGCTATTTTTTACGGAGGTGGAAGCGTAAAGTTTCCCGTTACTACCAGTTTTTACCCAAAAAGTCAGCTCGCCTTTAACATCGAAAATTGTTTCTACGCGTTCTTTTGTTTCTGCTTTCTTTTTATAAGCCATTTTAAATTACTCCTATTCTAAAGTTAATCGGTTACAAGCGTACCGTGTTCTTTTACGATTTCTGCGCTGATTTCATAAGTGTTGTGAACTTTCTCTTTGTTCGCAATGCCGATAAACTTTTCGCCGTTGGCCTTCATTGCCTTTTTAAATTCTGCATCGTTCTTGTACAAACCGTCTACTGTTTCAACACAAATATTTCCGTCTTTTTCTTTAACTACACTGTAAATTCGGCCCTCATAAATCTTTACTTTCATTTTGAATGTCTCCTTTTATTTTTTGTGGTTATATTATAAACGGCATTTAATAAAACGTCAACCCTCCTTTTAAACTTTTCTGCCGTTTCTTACTTTAAACGTATCCTTGTTCATAATAGGTTTTATATGGACAATTTTCGCATTTATTAACAATATCTTCTGTTTCTTTTACCTCTTTTAATGTGTCGGAAATTTCATACAAGGCATCTCTTATTTGCGCTAATGCGTTTGTTAAACCTATGTCTATCATTTGTATAAGCTCTCCCCTCTACTGCAAAAATCATAAAGATTCGGATTTTTAAGCCCGTGACAATTTCGACATTCATTGCCTTTAATAGTCGAATAAAAATGTTTACAGTCCCTACATCTGATAATTTTAACTTTTTCTTCGGTTCTATCCTTTATATCTTTTTTGTGTATAAATTGAATTACAATGGCTTGAATGGCTAAAATGAACAACCCTAAAATAATACCTAACCCTATGGAACGTAGGCCTAAAACAAAATCTTCATACATGTTTAACCCTCACAGTTTTTATATGCATCTTTTAAAATACCATCTTCCCAGTAAACCAACCTGTATTCACCTTCGTTCATATGCACGAAACCATATTCAACTTCGGATAACATGTTTACACCGTCTACCATTTGCATGGCACTGTCAAAATCTACTCTTGCTGTCTCGTTTAAAAATGCAATGTGTTCTTTTTTGAGTTTCATTGTAGTACCTCCAACCTTATGAAATATCCATTTTTATCTTTGTACAAAATTTTAACCGAATAATCATTATCAAATAATTCAAATAACTCACTTTCTGAACTGATAATCTGTAAATCACAGTTTTCTATATAAAACATTCTGTTAAGTAACACAACATCGAAACTATATAAATGGTTCAAATTATCTTTTTTAAGTTTTGCTCTCAAATGTTCTAAATTTACACTATCTGAAACATAAAGTATAACACCAGAATAATTGAAATCTTCTACAAAGTCTTTAATATAATATTTTTTATACATGTTATTTAACCTCTAACTTTCTTCCGCATCCTGGGCAAAAATCTGGTTTGTAAACTGATTCAATATGCCATACACCTTTTAAAAATTTTTCTGACATAATTATAAAAGGTTTGTTTCCTCCGCTTCTTATAGCTATCCTCGCGCCTGTATCACAATCACTTACAACAAAATAATTTGTATCTTCTTCTTTGCAATAAAATCTACATTCACACATTTATTATCAGCTCTCCTTTCTGCCCACCTGGGCGGTGCTATTAACACGGGCTTTCAATAGTATAATTGCTTTCTCCAAACATTTCGTCACCGTATTCTTTCGCTTCTGCATAGCTTTCAAAATCCTGCGGCATTTCATCAGAACCATTCGGGAATACTGTACAAAACCATTTGTTCATATTCTTTTCTCTCTCTCTTTCTCCCCGTGTGGCCGATAGGACAGCCTGTTGCTTAAATCTTTACTAGTTTTGGCATGTGTGGGAGACGGAACATTGTGTAACCCTCGTCCCGCAGTCTGTTTACAAGGCATACCATCGTAGGCTCTTTGTCAAAGATAAGGCGTGCGTTCTGGATGTAAGAGCCACATGTTAATTGCCCGTCAAAATAAACTACAAACATTTTTCTTTCCTCCGTTCGTTGTGTCTCTGTCTCTTTCACTATCTATATTATAGCATGGATTGTTTTATTTGTATTTGCATAATCGTCTCTTTCTGTTTGTACTATTGTGTACTTTTGGCCGGCGCGGCTCAGATGGCCCCGATGGCCTCGATGGTCCCGATGGTCCCGATGGCCTCGATGGCCCCGATGGTCCCGATGGCCCCGATGGTCCCGATGGCCCCGATGGCCCCGATGGTCCCGATGGCCCCGCTCCCGTTT